CAAAGAGATTTCGCCTATTTTGCAAAAATTCGCAGAGGCGAAAAGCTTAGAGGTTGGGGGCGTTATCTTTGAAAAGGATGAAGCTACAATAAAACGAATTGAAACCATGATAGGTAAATTCGATGACTCTTGGAAAGCTCAAGTAGGCAAGGCTAAGGTAAAAACGATAGTTGAATTTATTGACTAATTATATAGGGGGGCGATCCATTCGCCCCTCTTTTTTTTATTCATATAAAACCTGGATTTTATGAAAATTATTTGCAAAGATATTGATTTTATTACAGATGAAATAATCATCGTAAAAAAGCAAATGTATCGTGATGGTAGCACACCACGAAAGCAAAAGAACAGAACGCCCTACGTTAAAAGAACACAAGCAGAACTTGATAGAGAACGTGAGGATAGACTTTATAGGAACAATTGGAAAATTTCGAACATAGGTAGCAAGGCTAAAAGCCAAAGAGTTGCAGACCTTAATTTAAAATATGGATTATGATATCTTTAGAACTTATTGCCCTATTATTTATAGGGACATCATTTGGAATTATTGGAATAGTATTAACTGAATTAGACAAAAGAACTAATGGAAAATAACACACACGTTGATGCGCTTTATTTAGAAATTGATAGAGCATTTTATGCTGGATTTTCATCCATCGCAATTTATAATATGTACTCAGAAAATGTGAAAGCACAGCAGTACATTGTGGAAAATCATTTTGATGAGGAACTTGAATATGCATTTAGCGAATTATGAAAAGAGATATGATGATTAAAAACCTTGAGAGAAAAGGTATATCTATCGTAGGATATAGTGAAAATTTCGATGGTGTCGGAGGTGGTATTTGGATATCAGCTGAGGAACCCGAAAACGAATACTTCTTCAATTACTATGCAGAAAGCAGAGGCTATGAATTGGGAGTAAGAACCACGCTTATTGAATTTCTTGGTAAGCGAGGATGGTATGCTGAGTGGAACGATCCAGGCACAATTTTTATATGGACAGATTGAAAACATTTAAGCTTTTAGTTTCAAAGAAACCCTTGAGATATCTTGAGGGTTTTTTTGTGGCTATAATTAAAGTTGCATATGTCCCTAAAATTTCGTATATTGCCTTTGTTGATAAGGCAGTTAATAACCTATAATTTAAATAAAATGGAAAAGCAAAACAACGCAAATGCTTCAGGTTTCGTAAACATACGTTTGCAATTATCTGATAGAATAAGCGCAGAAGAATGGCGTGATAATGACCTATTTATTGATTGGATTGTAGAGCAAATAGCTACATACAATTTTAAAGATATTGAGTTGATCAAAGAGGAAATAATCCTTGATGATTTTACATATGTTGAATACGAATAATACAAAATAGTCATGAAGCTAAAAGAATTAAAAGAGGCTGTGGGTAGTTTATCTGCACCTTCAAAAATGCCATGTTCAAGCTACTCGATACCCGCAAAAGAATGCGGTGTTGGAAGTAGATTAGTGAACGTAGAAAATAGCACTTGCAGTGGGTGCTATGCTTTGAAAGGAATGTATAGATTTCCTAACGTAGAACGTGCATTGTATAAGCGTTATAACTCGCTCATGAATGATATGGATTTATGGGAAAAGAATATGATAATTTTCATAGATAAATATCGCAAAGGAGACAAGAAGTATTTTAGGTGGCACGATAGCGGTGATCTTCAAAATATGAATCACTTGATTTCAATAAACAACATAGCCTTAGCTTTACCACACGTTGAGTTTTGGTTACCAACGAGGGAGATAAAAATTGTGAGGCTTTACCAAAAGATGTATGCTTTTGCCCCTAACCTAATTGTGAGAATTTCAGCACACATGAATGATGCACAACCTAACCACAATATAACAGGTTTCGCCTCTGGCGTTATCGATAAAAACACAGAATTAAATGGAAGAAAATGTCCCGCTCCAAATCAAAATAATGAGTGCAAAGATTGCAGAGCGTGTTGGACTGCTGAGACAGTTCTTTACCACAAGCACTAACATTAAAGTAGTCGATAAACTAAACATCGAAGACTTAGAATTTGAATCAATTTTTAATCATAAATAATAACTAAATAAATTCATTATGACTACCAATCAATTCGCTAAGAAATTAGCAGCAATCGCAAACGAGAGTGGATTCTTATATAAGGATACGCTTGACCAAGACACGTTATTTTTTGTAGCAGATGCTATCGCAAATTTGTTGATAGAAGCGAACAGAGATAAGTCGATTACTAACAAGACAATGTTCGAGTTCGAGCACGTTTTTTACCAAGAAAAATAATATGCAAGAGTTTAGAATAATGTACGAAAAGAATGGAGAGGAGTTTATTACTCCTTTCGTATTCGCTCACATCTCTGAAGCAAGAGATGCACGTAATAAATTAATGATGAGCGGTAAGCTCAATGTATCAATTCTTGTGAAGAGAGTTGATGATAATAAACCTTTTACTAAATAAAAATTATGGGAGCGACTTTAGATTACGAAAGCGTACAAGCGCAAAATAGTAAGGAAGCAGTAACGATTTGCAGAAGTCAAAGAATTGCAGAATTTGGAAGGAATCCTTATTCGGGTACACTTGGAACTATAAGCGATTGGACTACTTTGGATAGAGATAAATTTTCTAACGCTGATGAATTTTACGATTGGGTGGAAGAAAATGGAGATAAATGGGACGGCTATGTCTGGCAAATATCCGATAATATATTCGGATTATGCGGATGGTGTTCATGTTAAATAGTAATCAATTAAATTATATATTATGTCTTATCAATCATTTGAAGACATCGTTGCAGATTTACAAAGTAGCGGTGTAATTTTTGGAGCAGAGTACATCAAAAAAGATGGAACTCGCACCAAAGTAAATGGGCGTTTTGGTGTCCATAAATTCACAAAGGGTACGGGGGTTTCTTCCCCAAAGGTGCTGACAATTTGGGACAATAATCGGAAGCGTTATACTTCGTTGATCCCCGAAAGAATTGTGAGCATTTCGTGCTGGGGTTCGAAATACAAAAGCATACCCACAATACTAAAAGAAAGGTTTGAAAATGCAACAAGCAGATAGTCTGATTATAAAAGCAGACCTTAGTTTATTGTATTCTATTCTCGGAGAGTTTGTTGAAATATCCAAGCTCTTCGAGGATAGTAAAGATATGGTTAAGTTGTTACAGAAGCTTGATAGATTTGTATCTATACACGAGACAAGATGTAACGATTTAATGCTTCTTAAAGAGAAAGTAGATACTGCGAGAGCAGAATATCAAAGCCTATCTTATAAGTATAATGGAACGAAGGAAGCCTTAGAACTTTTAAGGAAAGCACATAACGAATTATTAAATAGTAAATTATGAAACTAAACGTATTGATTGCTTGTGAAGAATCTCAAGCGGTAACCAAAGCATTTCGTGCTTTAGGACATAACGCATTCAGTTGCGATATTTTAGAAAGTAGCGGAGGACATCCCGAATGGCATATAAAAGGCGATGCTTTAAAAGTAGCATACGACACTTCTTATGAATGGGACTTAATGATTGCACATCCACCTTGTACTTACTTAGCAGTTAGCGGTGCACGATGGTTGTATAATAAAGATGGCTCAAGAAACGAAGAACGATGGGCGAATCAAGCAGAAGGTTTAGCTTTTGTCAAGCATCTAATGAATGCGCCTATTGATTATATCGCAATTGAAAATCCTGTGAGTGTCATAAGCACTCAGATAAGAAAGCCCGACCAAATAATTCAACCATATCACTTTGGACACGAGGCAAGTAAAAGGACTTGTCTTTGGCTAAAAAACCTGGCGAACTTGGAACACACGAATGTTGTAGGAAAAGGAGAGATGGTCGAGTGGATCGACAAGAATGGTAAGAAGAAACGCCAAGCAAAGTGGTACTTCGATGCATTGTCTAAAGCGAGAAGCACTGAAGAAAGAAGAACTCTTAGAAGCAAAACCTTTGAGGGTATTGCTTGTGCAATGGCGGTGCAATGGAGTATGGAAATAGAGAACGACTATAATGCAGTTGCCGTTCTTAGAGAGTTAGAAGAATTACAAACTAAATTTATTTAAGTTATGCCTAATTGGTTTAATTTCACATTAGATGTGAACGGAAAAGAAAAAGATGTACAAGAATTTGTAGAGAATGTCAAAGGCTCAAAGCGTTTTGACACAGAAGGTTATGTGTTTGACTTCAATCATTTTATACCTCAGCCCGATAATATATTTAGAGGTGCTTTAGGAAGCAAAGAAGAGAAGTATTGTAGGGACAATCACCTACCCGATTGGTACAATTGGAATGTAGAGAATTGGGGAACTAAGTGGAACGCAAATGTAGATGATGAGCGTGGAGAAGGTACAGATTACCACACCTATATTATGTCTACTGCTTGGGCAGATCCTCGACCAATCTTTGATGCTATGTTTAAAAAGTATCCTCACCTTTCTTTTGAGATTGAGGGCGAAGAGGAATCTTGTGAGTATGGTATTTATATTAAATTCGACAACGGAAATATAGTAGGTGCGTATGAGGAAGAGCCGACTTTTATTGATGAGATGACTAATCGAGAAGTGTATTGGGAGAGTGAAGATTACCTATATCATTATATGGATAATGATGAGCTGGTTCCTGACCAAGATGACTTTTATCCAATTAACAAATACTCTTGGAGCTGATGATAAAAATGCTAAGGAAAAGGAAACATATAAGTTACCTACAATGTAACATTCGTGATTTGCATTGGGAGATAATTAACTCCTCACTTCAAAGTACAAATGTAGGATGGACAAATGACACAACCTCTTACATTATAAATTGTGCGAAGCTTATTCGAAAGTATGAACGAAGACTTAAACTGCTTAGATATTAATGGTAATCTTATTAGATTTTATATGTATGATAATATCATTTGCTTTGGTATTACTAATCTTAATTTTAATTTACGATGGAAAAGATATTTGGAAGAACGGATGGTGATGACATCCAAAGAGATTACATAGATGATACCTTTTGGTTTAATCTATATGAATCAACAAGATTAGAAAAAGTGTACCCCTTTTTAGAAGGGGACACTTACTTCACTATTGAAGATGGAGAGGTTGTGGAATCCACTTGGGATTGCGTGAGCGAAGAAATTTTTGATGAGGATGTAAAAGGAAAAATGCTTTACTTCAAATCAAAGCGAGATGCAGTAGAATTTTTAAAACAGATACACTGATGAAAGCAAAATTTATAGCGTACTTACAAGTACAAGAGATAGGGGCTTACAATATGTTTGATCCAAGAGCGAAAGACTTAGCACAAGAGTTTTGTGAAGAAGAAATAAGCCTTCAAGATTGGGTTGTAATGATGAGGGAGTATAGCTCTTTATATGATAAATATATAAAAGAATAATATGAAAGTATTAGAATTATTTGCGGGTAGTCGTTCTATTGGGAAGGTTGCCGAGCAGTTTGGATGGGAGGTTTTTTCGGTAGATATCGAACCCTTCGAAGGCGTTGATTACGTTACGGATATAATGGATTTCAATTACTCGATGGTTCCGTTTATACCCGATATCATATGGGCATCTCCACCTTGTACGAGTTTTAGTGTTGCAAGTATTGGAAGACATTGGAATAAAGACCGAACCCCTAAGACAGATAACGCAGTCAAGGGTATGAATATGGTCAAGAAAACTTTAGAGATAATCCAACATTATACCTGGCATAATCCAAGTGTTTATTATTTCATAGAGAACCCAAGAGGTATGTTAAGGAAGATGGACTTTATGCCTAACGACTTCAGAAGGACAGTTACATATTGTCAGTACGGAGATTCCAGAATGAAGCCTACGGATATTTGGACTAATTCTAAACGATGGATTTCAAAAGAACCTTGTAAGAATGGTGCACCTTGTCACGTGTCTGCTCCAAGAGGATCAAGTACGGGTACTCAAGGACTTAAAGGTAACTACGAGAGAAGTAAAATACCTACAGATTTATGTGTAGAAGTTTTGTTATCTTGTAGTCATATCTTACATTTATAGTAATAAATAGGGAGGCGTAAGCCTCCCTTTATAAATTATTATATTATTATTATTTATTATTATTATATTAATATATATTATAATACCATATGGTTTTAACAGAGAGAAGATTAAGGGAGTTCTTCCCCTACAATAATAGGTTCATTCACTTCGTGGCGAAGCGGTGGGGCTACAGCTTCCACAACAGCGAGGTAGTGGATAGTGCGCTGTTCTATTCGGGAGTCAATATAACGAGGTATATAGCCAAGCATGGGCGTGAGTTCGATACTGAGCGTGAGATGGTCGGAGCGGTCATGTATTGCATTAAGTATGGAATCCTGAACGCTTATGGCGAAGACAAGAGGCGATCCGATAAGGGCTTGGATATTCGTTTAGCCTCCGACTTTATAATCAATCCCGATTCAGAAGACTACAGTAAGTACAACAAAGCCTTGGCCGTAGAGGACACTGAGGTGGGCGGGTTTGAAATGCTATATAAGGATTCAGTAGAACATAGCCTAACACACTTAGAACGTGAGGTTATGAATAAGTTATTGGAAGGTTATAGCTTTCCAGAAATAGATAAAGCGTTAGGGCTTCGTGATAAACAAGCATCACTGGCAAGATCGAGAGTAAGAACAAAAGCTAAGAAAGCAATTAAACTAGAACATAGAAATGAAAAACAAGTATCTACCAATTCTACTAACGAAGAACAAGTACAAGAGAGTCTGCAACATATACCATTCGCAGACGAACATAAATCCAATGGAGAAGACGAGAAGAAAAGAAGTCAATACATCGAGGCAATGTCTTTTCTATATTCTGAGGAAGAAGTACAATATGAAGTATCAACTGATTGGGTGGTTAGCTGATAAGAACCATGCTACCATCATTCACTCGGTTAAGACCATAGATGGATTGCTTGAAATAAGAGACTCTATGACGCTAACTGCTATGGAGTCGTGGCAAAGGGTGTTTCGCATGGAGTTCGGATCAGAGGGTGGCTTAAAACAAATCTTCACACGTGAGTTAGATACACTGATAACTGAGTCTGGGCTAGAGCATAGCATTATAGAAGACTTGTTGAAAAAAAAGACAACGGAATTGTCTGAGTTGTCGGAATAATAATGTATCTTCGTTGTAAATCAAGTTTAATTAATACAAAAAACTATGAGCAAGTATCAGTTTAAGACCACCAACATCAAGGGGAAAGAGTATGTTGAGGTCAATGAAAGAATCAAGTTCTTCCGTTTAGAAGAGAAGTACAAGGGGTGGTCACTATCTACTGAGATGGTACACCTTGATGAGAACAGTTGTGTAATCAGAGCGACTATCTGTAATTCAGAAGGGATGGTAATCTCTTCAGGCTTTGCACAAGAAGACAAGTCTTCAAGCTACATTAACAAAACAAGTTATGTAGAGAACTGCGAGACTAGTGCTTGGGGTAGAGCCTTAGCTAATCTTGGCATTGGGATCGACACTTCTATTGCAAGTTCTAATGAGGTGGCTATAGCTATTGCAAAGCAGAACAGTACGCCTAACACACCATCCGCTAAATCATTAAAGGAATTGACAGAAGAGGTTGAGGCCAGAATGATTGAAGCAGTTAAAGATGGAAAAGCCGATGCAGTTAAAAATGCTTTGGAAGGATATAAAGCTACTGCAAAAAGAAAGAAAGAAATACTTTCTGCTAAATGATTAATAACGATCCAAGCGGAATCAGAGTAAGAACAGATAATTTTTACTTAGAGATATCAGCCTCTGATGAAGATAGACAAGAGTTTGATTTGTCTATAGAGGTGTTTGGAACTTTGCTAACACCGCTCACTTTATCGAGACACGAGTTGGGCGATGTGATTTATAAATTAGAGGAGATACTTTAATGGATGCAATAGAGAAATTTAAAGATGATGAAGCCTACTACGCTGATAAGGAATACTTATCTAATAGTATGCTGAAGTTGCTAAGACAATCGCCAACTAAGTTTCATTTAATGAGACAAGGAAAGTGGTCATATCCTTCAGCTTCTTACTTTGATGTAGGGACTGCGCTTCACTCTTTGTTTCTCGAAGGTATCGACAAGAGTATTCTCTGGGAGGGAACAAGAAGAGGTAATGACTATAAGGAGTTCTGTGCTTTAAACACCGACAAACTTGTGTTACCTAAAAAGGATTATAATTTAGTTCAAGGAATGTATGATAAGCTTATGAAGCTTACAGAAGTTACAGAATTAATGGGTGATAATTTTGAACCAGAGGTTCCTGGTGTTATGAATCTAGTAACCGATTCTTTTGCAGAGTTAAAGTTCAAAGGAAAGGCAGATGCTTTGGTTAACAAGGATGGAAGAAAATATCTTGTAGACTTAAAGACAACTGCTAAAAGTTTGGATGACTTCAAGAAAGGTGCGAGGTGGATGATGTATAACCAACAAGCCTATTTATACAGTAGGATTTTTGGTGTTGATGATTTTTATTTTTTGGTTATAGAGAAAGAGTTTCCTTACGAGGTAGGAATATTCAAAGCTAGTGACGAGTTCATTTCAAGCGGTCAGTACGAGTTTGAAAAATCCGTGAGCCAATACGAGGAACTCTTTCTTAACCAACCGTTTAATCCTTATAATGTGCGCTATGGCGAAATTTAATAAATACGAGAACGTATGTCTACACGCTTGTTCTTCAGTAACTGGAGTTAGTATAGTAGATATAATGGGTAGCAACAAAAAGCAAGAGGCAGTGATGGCTAGGGCTTTATCTTGCTCAGTTCTAAAGTTCTGTGGGTTTGGAATCCGTGAGATTTCCAGAATCACGAACACCGATCCTAAAGGAGTGTCTGTATATATATCGGGACACGATGATAGAATGGAGGATGTGCGATACAAAAGGTCTTACGCAAAGGCTGTATCTTTTATCCATACATATGAAGAGTTTTCTGATGAAGGCTTGAACGATAAGGTTCAGATAATATACGAGAACCTTATGGAATTGAATGCAAAGTACGATCACCTAGAACAATTATTAATAAAGTAAATTAAATCAAAATGGCAGACAAGGTATTTGTAGGTAAGACAACAGTAGTCGATACGAAGTATGGACAGATTGTTAAAGTGGCATTAGGCCCACAAGATTTCGAAGTTCTAACCAACTCGAAGAACGAGAAAGGTTGGGTTAATCTTGAGATTAAAGACAAACGTGATGGCGGTAAGTACATCCAATTACAAGGAGAGTACAACGCTAAAGCAAAACCAGTAGCAGTGAACGATACTGATGATGGTTTACCATTCTAATTTTTTCCATGTTTAAGTTGTATTAATAGTAGGGGGGCATTGCCCCCCTTCTTTAACTTACAACCTGACAATATGGTACACAAAGTAAGGGTAAAACCTTACAATTATAGGCGCACACATAAAAAAATGGGCGCAAACCTTTAACACCAAAGAGAAATGAAAATAATAATAGGAATCATTGTAATAGCACTACTTGCAATAGGTGCTTATTGGACGGGCAAGGCTTTTACTCCCAAAGAATTTTACGAAGAAGCCGACTGCTATATATGCTATGGACTTAAGATATGGGCTTTGTTTTGGTTAATTGTGGTAGCATCTTGGGGTGTTGGTAGTTTGGTTATGCAGTTACTTTAACAACAAACGAGAAATGATTGAAGTCACACTACTAATTATCGCAATTGCATTTGTATCACTCATCGTAGTGAAGGAAATCCAAGACTATCTTTTTTGGAGGCGCATTGACAAAGCATTTGAGAATGGTTTCAAAGAGATGAATGAATTATTGAAAAAGAAACTTGAAGGAGTTGAGGATAAAGACTTTTATTCTTATTGTATGAAAACCTTAAAAACAAAAGAGAAATGAAAACATTAGTTCAACTATTAAACGATGCCGTAGTAGAGGCAGATATTCGTGGACACAAAGGAAAAATCAATGTATCCCCTGCTTTTTTTGATATAAGGAATTACTCTGAAAAAGAAAAGTGTATAGGTTATTTAATCTACGCAGGTAGATTTGGTGGCTACGAGCTACAAAGGGACTCAAGTCTACAAGGATATGGCATAACCTTTAACACCAAAGAGAGATGGGAAGAAAAACAAAGTTGATGATGGCCAACAGGACTGGATCTAACAACTCAGAGGTTACCAAGAAAGTAAAGCTTACTCCTTTTAGAATTACAGATGGTGTAATGAAGATTGGTAAACACAAGGGTAAGAAGTTGTCGGAAGTTCCAAGAAGTTATTTAGAGTGGATGGTCGAAAAGATGGACATAGCTAACCACTATAAGAATGCTATAAAAGATATCCTAAAATGACAGATAGAGATGATGGACAAATGATTTACTATGTAGGTGTTAAGATTGCCTACAAGGTAAAGAAAGGTAATGGCTACATTAACCACTACAGAACAATGGAGTTCCCCACTAGGATGAAAACCATTGATGATATGAATCGGCAGCCAGAGATGATAATGAATTTGATGGCCGCTTTAAAGTTGACAAGTAAAAAGATTTACGATTTTCACGTGTACGAAGAACTGCACAGAAAAGAACTAAGTGAATCATTTACACATAAAGAAAAAGATTATCTAAAAGAAAAAGAGTAATGGCATTAAGCAAGTTTGTATACACAGCGAAAGAGGTTAAGGGCAGTTTGACCTCGCTGAGAAAAGAAGGAGTAAAGAAAGGAACATGGACAGGATTTGATTCCTTGTTCGATAAATACTCTATGAAGAAAGGAAGCACCACATATATTTATGCGGGTGCTCATCAAGGTAAATCACAATTCGGTTTTGAGTTGATGATGAATACGGCTCAGTATTCGGGATGGAAGTGGGCAGTCTATAGCCCAGAGACAGGTTCGCCAACAGAAGTGTTCGCAGAACTACTATGGGTATATCTTCGTAAGCCCTTCCTTATCAACGACCATATGACCGCTACAGATGAGGAGACAGAGAAAGCCTTAGACTTTATCAATGAGCATTTCTTTATAATAGATAGTGGTCTTCAAGACCTTACTATAGAAGGTTTTTATACGTGTGTTCAAGAGATTGAAGAGTCTCAGTTCACAGAGATAGATGGTTGTTTTGTCGATCCGTTTACGGAGATAAAGACCGATGTAACTTCTGGAGTAAGAGATGATATAGCCATTGGGCAGATACTGACTAAGGTTAGAAAGCACTCTTCCGAAAGGGACTATCATTCGATTGTTACAGTACACACTAAACACCAACAAGCTAAGTACAAGAACGGAGTACCCTATATGGATAAGCCTACTATGAATGACATAGCCGGTGGGATGCAGTGGAGTCGTAAAGGTATGATGGTTATAAACGTATGGAGATGTCCATTCGGATTGGAAGATGGGAACGGAGTTCCGTATGAGCCTAATCAAGTCGAGATTACTGTCGTTAAGGCCAAGCCTAAGATTGTAGGTAAGCTTGGATCGGTAACACTATTCTATGATAAATTAATGAACAGATACTATGAACTCGACAAACAAGGAAAGAAAGTCTTCGCAAGTCCACAGCCTAATTCTTGATCGTAAGATTGCCTTTGCTAATTTAGTAAGGGCTTATATGAGATTCAATGTGGACGATGCGCTTAATATAGTTGTTGAAAAAGATGGAAACATTTCTATCAACGGAAACATTTATAAGTTTGATGTGTCTGATTACACCGGTTGTACAGACAGGTACATATTTTTTAACCCTTCTTCGGGCAGATTAGTTTTGCAAGGAAATAATGTTAAAAAGATTTATAAAGTAGAAGTTGATTTATTAGATGAAATAGACTAACTTAGTTTTATGGAAACAAGAGATTTAATTATCGAAGTTTCTACGGAAGTTACAAACTTGCTTTTAGAGAAGAATGATGCCTACGGGGACTCAGCCCTTTACCCCGTGGGTATCTTCTCAAAAGGAGAAGCCGTAGATAGCTTATGTGCAAGAATAGATGATAAGCTTATGCGTATCAAGTCTAGAGGGATAACTGACGCTACTGAAGATACTGTTCAAGATTTGATAGGCTATCTTATTCTTTTGAAGATAGCGATAAGAAACAAATCATGAGCAAGTTCAAAGCCAGGATATTCAATCAAGAATCATACGATACTAACGATG